AATATGACTACCTAATCTATATTTTCGCACCTAAGGTTCCTGGATAATGAGGGGCTGCCTCGGGCCATCCTGGAAGTAACTATAAAAATAGCGGCCCCTATGTAAATAGCAATTTAACGAAACTTTGACTTAGGAAATTTATGTTCTGTTAAAAGATCACATTTACATGTGCAAATGTACTCGTACCGAGGGAAAATAAGCACGTGCAACTGGAATCAAAATATTTGGAACTGCTTTTATCATTTGATTACCAAAATCACAAGAGTTCATGTTGATACATATATTTGAAATCAAATTTCCCTTACACCATGCATCAATCTTCAAAAAAGAGTTTACCATGTTCATTGCTGATCGAAAAACATCATCTGGATCATTTTTGGAAATCAAAAATATTGTTTTTGATCTCTTGTGGAAGAAAAACGAACCAAGATTACATTTTTTGATATTATTCTTTATAAATTGTATCTGTTCCGCACTGCCAACTCGTTTAGCTAAAAACATATCAAATTGTTGAGAATTTTTATTACGGCATGCAGTTTGTAGAACCCAATCCTGCTCACAATTCGCTGAAGATTCGTATTCTGGTTCGATTTCATTCACCTTAGAATAATAATCTTCCCATTGAGCAAACCTATATGGAACTTTTTTCTTCATACAAGCCGCTCTCAATTGTGGCATCCACTCATTGAATTTTTCACGTCCATGTAATGATAATTCGCGCAATGCGACATCAACATTGGCCATTGTTATATCCATAGATTGTGTCCCTTTCTTCGTCCACTGTGGAATTTCTAGGATAACATCCATATCCAATGGGGCCACGTGACGTTGTAAAATGTCACAAAACCTAAATTTACGCTTCAAGTAACAAACCTGTTCAAGGTCCCGAATGACAACTATTTGACCTGTTTTGAGCTCATCCGTATAAACGTGTCCAAAAACTAAGAGAGCTTCAGTTAGCGTAGTTTGATTAAACCATTCTACAATCAATTGACAAACTGCTATCAAATTGTCGTCACCATAGGCTACCATTGCAACAAATTTATTAAAACATTCCATTGTAGCTAAATTTTTATTGGGTTGTTTCTTTGCACACTCTAAATATCCCATTCGTACTATAACTGCTCCATATATTGAGTTCAAAACAGCAGTCAATGGACAGCCTGATGGTTGAGAATGATTGGCTTGCCATATTGTTTTACCACACAAATGCACAGCATTGACAATATGAGTCCACAAAACATATCTTATTGACGCATTATCTTCTCCGTCATCATACCATTCATTGATTGCATCCAAAATAGCCCACAAAATCTGAGACAAGAGTGATCCATCAAAATTTTCATAATCACCTGCTATCACATTACAGTGTTTTTTCCCATCTGAATCTGTCCATCGACCTTTTGAAAACAACTTGCGCACAATTTCTTCAACATCTGTTGAGAAAACGTTTGTCCCAACACTCACGTCATTTGCGTTTCTGCCTTCCATAACATGTGCTGCAAATCCCAAAAAATACTTGCGCACCGCTAATGTCAAGTGCACTGGTCCTGCAGTGAATACTCTTGTTTTGCCGGCCAACACTTTAGCTATAGGTCTTCTTTCATCTTTTAGAGTATCAGTCCAATACACATCTGATTGAATACCTTTACGACAATTATCAATTAATTGATCAACATCTGAAAAAATTTTCCGAGCTTGAGCCGTATCCAAAGTATAATCATCAAAACCGAAAGCATTCTTTTTCCCTTCAGAACCTTTCCACATCACATTGTATGGAAACCCTAACGATGTTTTGCGATTGATTGGAGCGAGAAACTGCTCTCCATCAACTCCAATCACACTTTCTTCATTGGTCAGAACACGCTTGTAACGTTCACTTTGATCTCCATCTGCTTTGAAATTTTCGAATACATCAAAAACACAAGTGTTTACCAATTTTGGGTTTACATATGGTGTTTTCTTTCCAAATTTACGCAATCCATTTTCCATTGGATTCACTCCATTCATTGGTTTCATTTGAGTTGGTATTGTAGTGTGTTCTTTGTAAACATCATGCAAAACAGATTCTATTATCTTAGTATTACCACCTGAGGAAATTCCCTCACTCAGATCTCCGAAAACATGTAGATTAGCATTTAGAGGCACGTCAGAACGCTCATCTCTTTCTACCAAATCAGGCAATTCCAACTGACATTGGTATCGCTGACTAACTTGAGACAAACCTTCCAACAACATATTTTGTGTTACGACACAAGACCAACCTTTCATAGCGGCATTGCCCATGCAATGAATTCCAGCTATCTTCTTCGCCACTCCAGAATTAAATATAATAAGAGGAGCTCCACAATATGCGTTTTCAGTACCCGCCAGATAAGTCCAAAATTGTCTAAATTTTAAAATTTCACGTTTTGGTAAATCAGAAGGAATTGGTTCCTCGAAACAATATTGTGGATTCATTTCATCTAAATAAGGTGTTGCATCAGTTATTGGTATTTGAATTGGTACCAAATAACGTTCTTTCTTCAAAGCAATACTATTCATGACCAACAATTTTGCATGATATTTATCATTAGGTGTCATCTTAGCTTGATCCTCAATTGTCATGAAATGTTTGACAATGTCTTTGCATGAGACTCGAGTTTTATTAATAACAGGATCCAAGGGTAATATTACAGCATCCGCTTCCCAAGTACCTTTCTTCAACCTTATATAATTTTTGAGGACATATCCGACCGTAAAAGTTACTGAATTTGATTCATGCACAGATGATAAATTTATCAAATGATCATCGGAAAGTTTTAAAATATCGCGAATGTAAGCTACAAAATGATATGGAAACAAAAATGTAGATCCTCTTACAGCTAATGCTGTTCCAAAACCAAAATATCTTTCTTCACCATCAACTACCCGCTTAGTGTGCATCAAATACGCATTATTGGCAAAAACTGAAGTCAGAACCGATTGTGCAGATGGATCTATACTACCCTGAAATTCTCTAGATTTATACTGATCATCATACTCATGAAGTTGCATTATATGATCATATTCTTCCTGGAGAATCTCACCTTCATCACAAGAATCTAATATATCAACAATGGCTTGCATTCCCATTGGAAAATCAGTTTCAAATCTTAAGGATGTTTCTAATTTTACGTTTTTTTGAGTTCGGGTGTTTGGCTCTCCAGAAGATGATGTTTCTAATTTAACACTCTTTGATGTTTTAGTCTTCACTTCCCCAGACGATTGTGTTTCAAGTTTAGTCACCTTTGGTACTTTAATATTAGGATTACCTGAAGATTGTGTCTCAAGTTTAATTGTTTTCGGAACTTTAACGTTTACGTCACCTGACGAGGTACTCTCAAAATCCATCGAATTACACTCATCATGGTCATCATTTAGACTTCCTGAGCATGATGAGCATTTCGATGGAAATAACACTTTATATGTTGTACAAACCATTAACATCATTGC